CGGTCCAGGTGTTCTGCCTGGGCCGCTTTCTTTTGTTCGTCTGATCCTGAAAGTTGTCTGCATAGCCATGAAAAAGAAATGGTTGGTTGGGTTGGTGCTATCTTGCTAGCCTTTTTGTCGTGTTCTCGGTGGCGCGAACGTGGTATCAGGATAAGATTGAATGTGTATCAGGTATTTCTAGCGCTTGACGGCCAAGGGGGGTGTTCTTCCGGCGGTAAGGGGCCGAGCGCTGATTTGGGCGCATGCTACGAGGCCGAGGTTGCTGTCGTTTGGTCTGTAAGGAAATCAGGATGTCAAAGCACACACGCAAAACCTCGATGGATCAGCAGGTCCATGACTTGCTTGGGGCCCTGGTTGGTGTGGTAACAAGCCTGGAAAAATCCCATCGCGAAGTAGAGGGCAGTGGCATTCTGCCCAGTCAGCGGCAAAGCCTTTATGAAAAGGTGCTGACCGACATGGAGCGTTTGGCCAACCTGCTTCACCTCGCCGAAAGCCATTCTGAATCCCTCCTCAGCGAACAGACCTGCCGCATGATGCGCCACACCCTCGAAGACGTCCGCCAGCGTGCGACGGCGGTGGGGATTGGGGTCGCCTTGAACCGAGTACGGTCTTTGCGTCGCATTGCCGACCGTTCGACGCAGCGCCACGAGCATCCATTGGGGAAGTCCTTTTATCTGCGTGATGCCTTTGTCGATGCGGTGACTTTGCTGCGCAGTCTGTGCGATTCCTTACCGCAAGAGCATCTTGATGACTTGGCTGATAGCGCGGCGACCATCAACGGTCTGATTTCGCGGGATCGCAATGTCACATGGCTGCAGTCCTTTGCCCAGGACGAGCCTTGCACCTTGATCAACATCGAGGACATGGCTTTTCGCCTGAAAAAAGAAATGCCCAAGACCAGCGGATCCTTGGACTCCCGATTGGAATACGGCAACGACGAGGAAGCAAACCAAGCCTTCCCCTTTGTGGCAGGGCGCTAGACCTCTGCATACGGCCCCACCTCATCACCCGAATTCTGACTGGCCAAAGACAGTTGCCGTCGGGGGCGGAGGCGGTGGAGGATGGAACAGGGACAAAATTGCCGGAAAAATGTTCCAGTCTGCGATGTCTTCCCTTAGCTCTTGTCCGCTTCGGTGGTTTCGCCGGCCAGTTGGGGGATGGTGCACTCCAGAGAGGTCATGTAGCCGCCTCCGCCAAGGGAATGGGTCGCCGTCGTGATGATCCAGTCTCGGTTTAAGCCCGCCCGTAAACCCGAAACCGATATCGTCATGTTTGCGCAAAGCGACGGATCGCCAGGAACCGAGGTCGATAACGTCGCCGTCCCTCGGTTCAATTGATCAAAGGCCGCCTGTGCCGCCGCGCGTGCTTGCGTCTCGCTGGGGAAAGACCGCGTGAGCGTGAAGTTCGGCTTGCCAGATCCAACCGTCGCCGTCTGCTTGCGGCCCCGGTTGTGCGAATGCCAGGTTGCCGAAACGCTTTTATACTTGCCCCGCTCGGTGAACTTGACGTCGTATGACCCCATCCGTTGCGCCGAAACCGGAACAACCGCTAACCCTAATCCCGTCGCGCTCTTGCCGTTCGCCGTCGGTTTCAAAATCAGGCAGCCGTTCGCTGGCTTGAAAACCGCGTCTTGCTCTTGCGCCAGGCGTGTCAATAGGCTCATGGCGTTCTCGTTGGTCTGGTCAATGTGCGCGTAGTGAACCGACGCTAAGGACGGGTCAATGCGCAAAATCAGTCCGTTCTCCGCCGCGATCTGGCCCGCAATCGCGCCCAGCGTCGTGTCGTGCCAACTGCGCGTTTGGCTGCTTTTGAGCGTTGCCAGCATGTCCGCCGCCTTGGCCGAAATGGTCATCTGCGACGGCCAGCCCGATAGCGAAACCTCGTCAACCGTATAAGTCCCCATCCCCGCTAGACGGTTGGTGGTCCCATAGCGATAACCTAACGAAACCTCGAGACGTGCCCCGGCTTGCGGTAGCTCTAGCCGGTAGTCGCGGTCGTCTAAGGTGAGGCTTAGGGTGTCAGACTCGAGGCCGTCTTTGTCGGTGATCGAGAGGTCAATTAGACGGTCGGAAATCAGGTCGGTAATGTCCTGGCTGTTGGCCAGAATTTGGAAGATTGGCGTCATCTCTTGGTTCCTTAACGGGCCACGACGGCGCGCCCTAGTCCCACAGCTTGAGGGGCGGGCGGTTCGCTGCGGCCTGGGGGCGGGTGATCTGGGGCAGGGTGATCAAAATGCCGCCCGGCAGTATCGGCCCCTGGTCGGCAAGGTGCGGGTTGGCCGCCAAGATATCGACCAGCGCCGTCTCGTGGCCGTAGTGTTTCCAGGCAATCGCATCAACCATGTCGCCGTGAACCGTGCGATAGGTGCAGGGGCTGCTCATTTGCTGTCGCCTCCGTAGCTGATCAGGGATAGCTTAAAGTCGATTTTCAGCGGGGCGCCGTTGCCCAGGAAAACGGTGCGGTCTTCGCTGATGCTTTCGATGCACCACAGGCCCAGGTATTGGCCCCAGCCGCTGATGGCGACCAGGGGGGTGCCTTTGTTGGCCTCGGCGCGCATGGCCGTAAGCTGGCCCAGGCCGCCCTTAAAGTGCGGGTAAATCGTCCCCGACAGAGACATCTTTTGCGATCCCGGACCCAGGTATTGGGTCGCAGGCTGGCGCCCAAAGCGGTCGATGCTGGCCCAGCGCCAACCGTTTTCTTGGTTAAAAGCCTGAAAGGCCGCTTTTTCTAGGCAAAAGCGATAGGCGCCTAGTGCCATCATCTGGCTGCTGATGTTGGGCGTCCGCCGCAAAGGCTGAGCGTTGTTCTTGAGCGAGCCCTTAGCGGTGCTCGCCCCGGTGGTGTTGGTCGGCATTGGGGTTCTCCTGCATCGGAAAAAGGGCGGTTAGGCCGTCGGGGCGGCCAGGGTGGCGCGGCTGGCGGCTGTCTCGCGGTCGGTCCAGCGTTTCAGTTCGGCCTTGACCAGGCGGGCGACCTCGGCAGCGTCCATGCCCGGGGCCGCATTGACGGTGATTTGGGCGTTGACCACCGCCTGGGTGGTGGGCGGGCCGCCGTGGCGGGCGTCGCTGACACTGGCTAAGGTCGGGGTCGGGGTGGTGTTGACCGGCGGGATCGGTTCGCGCGGCTTTTCTTTTTCGTCGTCTTCGTCCTTTTCGTCGTCCGAGCCCCAGAAATAGCCCGCGATCTTGCCGACCACGCCGCTAATCGAATCAATGATCGCCCCGGCCCAGTCAAAGAACGCTTGCCAGCCTTCTTTGATGCCGTCCCACATGCCGCCAAAGAACTCTTGGATCGCTTTCCAGGGGCCCATCAGGGCCTCGCCCAGGCCGCCCAGCCAGGCTATGATTTCGTCCCAGTAGGAATAGATCAGATAGGCAATCCCGGCCACAGCGGCGACGATCCCGGCGATGATCAGCACAATCGGGTTGGCCAGCAGGGCGACGTTCAGGCTGCCCAGCGCCCCAATCAAGGGCGGCAGGACCGACAGGGCAACCCGCAGCAAAGCCCCGCCTGCCGAGGAGATCAGCCGCACAAAAGCGCTGCCGAGGACGTTCTTAACCAGCCCAAAGCCTTTGACCAGCGATGACATGCCCGACAGCAGGCCGCCTTTCATCACCCCGCCCAGGCTGCCAAAGGCTGACTTGATGCCGCCTAGCAACGCGGGGAAGCGTTTGACCCGCTTTTCCACCCCGCCCAGGCTTTTTTCGACCTTGCCCATGTCGGCGCTGACCTCGGCGGCGCCGCTGCGGCGGAACAGTCCGCCCAGCATGCTAAAGGGCATCGAAAGGTCTTGGACCAGACCGATCATCATGCCGACCGAAAAGGCCATGTTCATCAGCCCGTCGGCAAAGCCGCTAAAGTCTGCGCCGGGGTCGGGGAGGGCCTCTATCGCGGGGGTGGCTTCGGGCGCGGCTTCGGGGGTGGCTTCGGGCTCGGCTTGGTCGGGCAGGCGATAGGTGGCGTCGTTGTCTTGGGCCGCGCTGGGGGCGTCGGGATAGATTTCAGGCGGCTCGGTGGGGTATTCGGCATAGACCTCTGGCGGCGCGCCGGGGTCGTAGACCGCGCCCGAACCTTGGGCGGCGTGGCGGGCTCGGGCTTCGGCGAGGGCTTTGTCTTCGTCGTAGGCCGGTTCGGCGGCAAAGGCCGAGCTGGCCCCAAAGACGGTTGCCACCCCCACCGCCGCCCCCAGGCCCATCAGCAGCCGACGGCGGCCTGGGCTGGCCGGTCGAGGGCCACCGCCGCCACCACCGCCACCACCGCCACCACCGCCTTGGCGATTACCGCCTGCGCCACCGCCTGGGCCGGGCTGCCGTGCGATGCGGTCGAGCCAGTTGGAGAAGTGGCGCAACTGGTCCACCGCCGCCTGCAAGGCGCTGGTAAAGGCGGTTGGGTTGCCTGCCGCCCCCTGTTTGACCCCTAGATTGCGCAGCATCAGGGCGAGCTTGGAATTGATCTTGGTCAGCAGGGTGATCTTGCGTTCGGTCTTGCCGTATTCGGGCGAGCGGTGCAGGTGGAGCAGCGCCCGCACCGACCGGTTGATCTTGTCCAGACCATGCATGAGGCCGCTGCCAGGGGTCTTGGTCTTGCGGTCGCGAGAGGTGCCGAGCTTGCCGACGATGGCCTTTAGGCTGGCGTCCATGCGGCGCAGAAAGGCGAAGTAGTTGTGCTGTTTTTCCCGGCCTCTGGTCTGCTCTTGGATTGCGGCCAGGATGTGGCCCAGGCTGCGGTCGAGGGTGTTGAGCTTGCCGTTGGCTTTGCGGGCCAGTTCGGGCAGTTTGGCGAGGCCGTTTTTGCCCTCATCGCCCAGTTTCCCGTTGCCCAGTTTCCCGTTGGCCTGTTTGCCGTTTTGTTTGCTGTTGGCGGCGATGGTGGCGGTGTTGGATCGAATGTCGGCCAGCAGGGGTTTGAGCTGAAGGATGGCGTCTTTGGCCGACTTGGGGGCGTTGGGGTTTCCGAGCAGGATATTGCGCGCCGATGCCCCCAGCCCTTTGGCCCGTGCGCTGGCGGCGGCGCGATAGAGCGCGGCCCCTAGCCGTGTTGCGGCCAGGGCAATGGCGCCTAGGGCGATGTATACCAAGACGATCCCATCGCCTGCGGTGGCGATCCAGTTGGTGAAAGAGGCCAGCGCTTCGCCAATCGGGAAAAAGAGCGGGCCGAATTTTTCCAAGGCAAAGCCAAGGTTGCTAACCGCGTTGCTCCAGTCGTTGAGCAGGGCGTCTAGCTTGCCTTCAAAGCTTTGCTGATAGGCAGCGCTGGCTTTGTCGAGGGTCAGCAAGGCCGGGTTGGTCCCGCCATCGGGGGCGGCGCGATAGGGGGTAATGGCCTGGTCGTATTGGGCGCTGTTCGTGCGCAGGTCGGTGGTGACAAGGGCCCCTTTGCCCGCCTTGTTCAAGGCGTCGATCACCGCCTGGGCCGGGTTTTGCCCGGCGTTGATGGCGTCGCGGACGATGGTTTCCACGCTGCTGTTGCCCCGATCCAGCGCGCTTTTGATGGCGCTGGGCAGGCTGGCGGTTAACGCGGTCGCAAGGCCGCTGAGGGCGATGGCTCCATCGCCGCCGCTGCGGGTGGCCAGGGTGGCGCGGGCGAGCATGCTGTCAAAGGCCGCCATGCCCTGTTGACCCTGTTGGCCGATGGCGTTGGATTCGGTTTGCATCTGGCGCAAGGCGGCTTTGGGGTCGGTGATCCCGTTGGCCAGCATGAAATTCACCAGCTTGTCGCCCATGTCGCGCAGGGCGTCGGCGTCCGAGGTATCGATCTGAAAGGCGTTGCCCATGTCGCGCAGGGCGAGCGCCCAGTCTTGTTGACTGGTTCCGTCGACCACCTGGGCGGCCTGTTGGGCGCGGGCGGACAGGTCAACGCGGTCCCGGTTGCTAAGGCCGGGCAGGGTGGCAAAGGTCTTAAAGGCGGTGGTGAGGTCGGTCGAGCTAAGGTGCATTGTTTCGGCGGCGCGCGCGAGCTCACTCAGCACCGCCCCATCAAGCACCCCGTTGAGGTTCCCCCCGGCAAAGGCGGCGTTGCGCCGTTCGCGGCCTTCTTCGATCGAGGCGGCGAGGGAGGGAAAGACGATCCCATCCAGGCTGTCGATCACCTGGTTGATTTTCACCCCCAGGCCGGTCAGCGCTGCGGTGAGCTGGGTTGGCCCCTGGGCGGCATCCCGTGCTGTGGTGTTCAGGGTTTGCAGCGCCATCGCAATTTGGCTCAGGCGACCGCTGAGTTCCGTGGGGAAAGCTTCGATGTTTTGTGCCATGCGGTGGGCGTCCCGATCTGGTGGTAATAAGGGCCCCCGCGCCCTGGGTCGGGGCGGGGGGCAGAGGGGGAAAAAGGGGGTGTGCCGGGGGATTAACCGCCGTTTTGGGCGCGCAGGATGTCGAGCGCGCTATCCACCCAGGGGCCGAACTCGTCGAGGTCGATGTTTTCGATCTCGCTCAGGCTCCAGCCGGTGACAGTGGCCAGCAGGACTATCCGATGACGGAGGTCATCGTCGTTCCCAACAGCTCCTTGGGCAAAAAATCGGTGACTTTGCCTTGCAGGCGCACGTAGTCGGCCAGGGATAGGTCGTCGATGGCTTCGGGGGGCAGCTCGCAGAGGTTGGCTAGCAGGCGCTGTTCAACGTCTTCGGGGGCGTCAGAGGATTTGCGGGCGAGGCGGATGTCGCGCACTTTGGGTTTGCGGATGGTCAGTTGGGCCAGGGTCTTGCCGTCAACGGTGATCGGGTCTTCCAGGGTCAAGACGTTGGTCGGCTGGGTAGTGGTGGTGGTCATGGCGAAACGGTCCTTGCGGTGAGGGAGGAAAAAAGGAGCGGTGCAGGGTTGAGGTGCGCGGAGAGAAAAAACGCCCCCGCACCGCCCAAGTTAGGGAGAAAACGTGCGTGAAACTGGGCGCTTAGAAGCCCAAGGCGGCCCGTTGGGCGGCGGTCTGATCAACGCCGGAGATGACGCGGATCATGTTTTCGACGTCGATTTCGATGATCTCGACACCGCCGATTTCCAGCTTGTAATAGCGGGCGGCGATCTGGGCTTTGAGGGTGCCCTTAGAGCCGGTTTTCCACGAGCCCATGTCGGTTTCTTTGAACCCGCCCTGCAGGGTGATGACCACCGGAATGACGGCGGTATCGTCGCCCTGGACCGCACCGCGCAGGACGATGTTGGTCTTGTTGCCTTCCATCAGGCCGAGCATGGAGAAAAGCTCGGGGCTGTATTCGGCAAAGGTGAGGGAGGCTTCGAGCTTTTCCATGCCCATGTCGATCTGCATCGGGGCATCCATGCCACCGGCGCGGTGTTCTTCGGTTTTGAAGGTGATCTTGGGCAGGGTGATTTCATCGACGCGACCGGCATAGCCAAAGCCATCGACGAAGCAGGTGAAATTCTTGAGAACCTTAGGCAACAT